CCTCTATGTTTAAGATGCCATTTACTGTATAATCTTCTGACACGACTGCGCCCTCGTCATCAGACAGTGTGACTGTCTCTCCAGATTCTAGTGTTTTTCCGTGGATTATCAAGCCTCCGCTACCTTGCTCGATGCTCGATGTAGCAATCTGGTCAAACGAGCGCTCGTCGGTCACGGAAGTGACGACAGTAGCATCAGTATCAAATGTGAAGAGTGGAATCTTCTGGTCAGCCGCTCCACTCGCATCATTAAACGCAGACTCTAATCCAATGATAACATCATCGGAGCCTTTTCTATTCCAGCCAAGATAAATGGTAGAAGTACTGGAAGGTGGAAGTGTGACGACTGTAACCTCATCTATCGCAAGCCACGCTCCAAACACGAACGCTTCTCCACCACTAATAGAAACATCAAGACCAGAATTCGTTTGCGAGAATTCATTCAATGATGATTCATTAATATCAGGACTTTGAATAGACATCTCTGTCGTGTTTTGCGACTCGACAACGTAACCGTCCCTTGAACCACCACCATACGCAATCGCGCCAGCAGTAATAAATGCTTCAGCAGGACGATTTACCGATGGATTCACTTTATCTGTCATAGTTATTGTATAGTATTGTTTCTATTTAAGCGACCCGAGCGAGAATGGCTTCATCGACGCTTTATCAGAGCGAGCGAGGCTCTTTTTATTTTTTGCCCATACTGCAAGCGCGAAAGCATCGCTGAAGTCATCGTGCCCGCCCGTTGGATGATGAATCTTCATCTTCCCACTCGACGTGTACTCGTACTCCAACTGCAAGCATTGGTCAATAAGTTTATTTTCAGGCTCGTCTTTGCCGGGAACAAATGTGTACGACAATTTGCCTTCTTGCAGTTGATTTTTGAGCGTGTTGTACAACGATTGTTTCTTTTGATTCGTGAACTTGAACCCTTGTACTTTTCGACCAAGGTCTTCTTTGATTTGGTCGACGACACCTGTTCCGAGTCCCGTCGCGTCTATCATAATCGTCGTGTAATTGTTGTACGAGTCGAGTTCGCGCACGCGACCCATCGCATCAGTCATCGACTTGTTCGAGGTGTGCTCGATGTCAAATACATTACCGTTTCCGTCAATAGAGACGTATACTGACTCGTCACCACCAGTTGACGCAAGGTCGACGCCGAGATACGCAATATTATTGTCCTCCCTTCGAACACTCTCTGAGGCGCACGTCATCAACTCTTCTCGCGTGAAGAATGAGTCGGCGCTCTCGACAAACTCTCCTTTAATCTCTTGGCGGAACTGCGTTGGCGTCAGGTTCTTCCGCTGCTCCTCGATAAAGTCGTCGTCGATTCTCGGATTCGCCCACGTCGGTATTTGAAGTGTGTGCCATCCCGCATCGTTGAATCGCTCGTACAAGAAGCCTTTCTTTCCGAACGGCGTCGAAAGTAAAATAAATTCAGAGGCTCCGACCGCAAGCATTGGTGAAAGGACTTCTTGGAAAATCGCGTCAGGAATGAACGCAGCCTCGTCGACGATAAGCAAATCAGTACCATATCCACGTATGTTACTCCCATCTGTACCAACTGGCAGACACAGGATGCGCGAACCATTGTCGAAGTTGATTTCGGTTCTCGTATCACGTGTAATACCCCATTGCTCCTCATCAATATCGCTTTGACGAATCTTCTTCTTCACTTCGTTGAAGAGTTCCATCGATTGGCGCTGTGCCTTTGCTGTAATGAGAATCTCGGCGTTGCCGTGAGTGATGGCATACCATAGCGCAAGCCACGACGCCATCGTCGATTTACCAACACGTCTGCCACACACGGCTGCCTTTCGCGATGAGTCAGCGTCCATAAATTCACGCTGATATCCGAATGGTTCGTCGCTAAGGTAATGCTCAATGAAGTACGACGGTTCATCAAGCAGCCTGTTTGGGTCAATGTCACTCATTATTCATCAAACCGCTTCGACAATTCAGTAGCCTCGCGCAAAATGTCAGCGTGCGCAGGTTTCAGAATGAACACATTCTGATAAGTGCCTTCTTCTATTCGACTATCGGCAATCCATTCACGAGGAATACCAATAACGTCAACCGGAATTGAAATTTCAGCAGACGCCTCAAAATATGGATGCCCATCGAGTCCAAGACGAAACATCGGCTTACCGTCGCTGTTTGCATAAAATTGACGGTTGATGAACGAGTATGCTTCGGCTTCTATCGCAGGGCCGTCGCGATATTCGGAGACACGAAGTTCCGTCTTAAAGTATCCGCCGCTGAAGTTTTCAACTTTCATTACTCTTCTCGCGCTGCGCGAAGGGCTGCCAACTCATCGGCCAAGTTTTGCTTCGCTTCAGCGTTCTGCTTGTCGGGAGAATCGAGTATGCCAAGTTCTTTCATCTGTCGCGTGAGCGTGCGATTGAGCCTATCGTATGCAATATTCAGCGCATTCTCTTGGTCTTCCTTGATTGGCCGACCGTCATCGGTGTATCCAACAGTCTTGTCTTTATGCACGACGCCGATATCATCAATGTAATCATTTGCGCGCTTCGACTTGTGCATATCAATCGCAATGTTGCGAACCATCTGCAACTTCGCGAAGGATGGGTCGTTGCCTCCCGGCATATCATCGAGCAGCGATTCGACGATTGCGTCCATCCAATTCTGCTCTTCGGTCGAGCGATTGTCGTAATAATTTTGACGCTTCGTGTACAAACCATGCGTTTCAGCATTCGTAATCCCTTTCGGCGTACAGCCGCCGTGAAGATAGCACCGACCCTCGCCCGAGTGGTCGGTCCTGAATCCAGCAGGGTTCGCGCAATATCCAACCTTCTCCCCATCGTCGTCGAAGGTGTCCCAATCATCTGGGAAATTGCGAACCTTGGCCGAACACTTATCGTCTTTTGGCTCTTTGTTTGGCATATATCTTGCCCCGTTACAGGTTCATGTATATCTAATGTGCGTCGGTTCATTTAAGTAACCCGAACCCCATACACAAAACCGAAAGATTTATATAGTAGGGGCACGTGTATAGGGTAAGGAGAGCGGGGGAAGGGGAATAGTTCCCGAGTTGGAATGATGGGGGAGGTTTGTATATATGTATTCGTGTTCTCTCTACAGGTGTGTCTTCCAACAGGGGAATAGTCCCACAGCAGGAATAACACAGTAGTGGTGGTGGATGTATCTTACTATTGTAGATGTGGTCTTGTATAAGTGGAGAGTGATGTATCATACAAGAAGCGCGAAAATTGTGTAATCGAAACAGTTAAGTCAATTCGCGCACATTGGTATAGTATGGATACAACCAATGAGAAGAGAGGGAAGCGCCTTGGGCGTGTCGTAGTCACTGGCGAAAATATTGAGAAGTACTTTACTGGAGACATGACGATTGTCGAAGGACTTCCGGATGACGCGAGACTTGTCAATACATGGAATGAGCCAGCGCGACAAACGTATGTATTTATGTTTGAGTCAGACGAGTTTCCTATTGTGCCAGAAGGCGAAACAGTTCCCGAAGTAGATATTACTGTAGTCGAGCGTCGTGTCAACAATTGTACACATTGGGTGTGCCCAAATTGTTTCGATACTTACACAAACGGCGACGTTAAGCGAGAATAGTCTGCATATACAAGAAGCGCGATTTTTATACGTCTTGCCACTCCTCACGCAAGTCGACGCGCTCTCGAACCATTTGCCGAACTGTTCGTAACTCCTTTGACCCAACATCGATAGTATCCATCAAGGCGCGAAAATTGTCTTGTAAGATGAGCCGATTATCAAATTCGTCGACTCGATTAATATCACGGTCTACGATAAGTGACATTGCTGCGAGGATGATTTTCTCGTATCCCTTGCCACCATAGTTGTTCGATGAGATATCCGTGTCTCGAATGATGTTTGCGACGGCCTCCGTTTGATAGTCGCGCAAGTGACATATATTGCAGAAGGTGTATACGTCATTCATAATATGGCCGTATCGAATCGTCGTCTTTCGATTATACGTCTCGTTTTCTCCTGCAAATCTGTCGTGCATCTCGCGCAATCGCGAAAATTTATCGTCGTCGCTGTCTGGCCAAAACGTCGTTCGTGAAGTCGTCCATTTATTTTCTTCAATTCGTGTATTTTCGTCCATCCAGTCTTCCTCCGTCGAGCGCGACCCGGTACCCGAATCGCGGTTAGATGCGTCAAATGAAATCGGTGGCATCGTTGACATATAGATTTCGTTATATATACTTCTTTGGCGTCATGATACTTAAACGTTTCGGTTTGCACAAGCGCCGAAGCATCGACTTGTGCAACGCGAAAATCCCCATTATGAAAGATAGATTTTGACGCAAAAATAAATTCCGGAATGCTGCAATGAGAATCCGAATCGTAAAAACGGTGTGGGGGTCTACACTTGCTCAAGGCGGTATTACTGGAAGTAATCGCCTATTGGGATAGATGAAAATTAGAGATATTTTCGGTGACGGGTGGGGGGAGTGCAGCCGCCGACGTGTAAGCGAGATTATATAAAAAAAATTACACTTAATAATTTGGGGGTCCGATTTTAATATATCATGAACTATCGCGGCGATTAATATATCATGAACTATCATGATAAATAGCGAACGCAAAAAAAATTGGATTCAGTTAAAACAGATATTCGTAGTTCCGGGAGAAGTCGTCTACCGGAATCCCCTTTGACACTTCCTGCCGGACTTCGTAGGCGTCGTCCCCGAGAATCAGTTCCCCGTTGACCCACCCGTAATACAGGACCGGCACGCCTCGGGCCGTCACATCGGGGTTAGATTCCCAAACGCCCCACGAGAGGGGCCGTAGCTGGCGATATGACGGGTTCTGTGGGTCCGCCCCCTCGCCGACGAATTGAAAGTCAATCCCGCCCACGTCGTGGGATTCGCCCATTTTGGCGAGCCAATCAACACGTTCGTTCACCTGCTGTTCCGCCACCCAGCCCTTCGCGACCGTGTAGACCGAGTGCGCAACGTCCCATCCCGCGAGCCATGGCTCACCTTCCGCAAATGCCGTTTGCTGGCGTTTGAGCAGGTCTATCGTGCCATTCTCACAGAAATGGCTGATGACCTCCTCGACAGTCCAATCGTCCCACAGAATCCGGGGCGTGACCGCCGACGCCCCGGTCTGTTCCGTCTGACCGGCCGATGACGGAAGGTCTAATCGGTTCCACAGAGAGTTGTATTGCCTGAATTTCCACGACTCAAGCGCTCTCGCGTACTTTTCGACACCGACGCCCGGAACCTCGAACATCGGGAAAAACTCAAACCCGTGTTCTCCGAGGGTAGAAGCCGTCAGCTCCGCGATTTCCGCTTCGGTTCTTCGCACCGCCGTATGGGTTATTTTCCCCATACCCGTTCATGGGCAGCCTACGGCATAAGTGTATCGCCCGACGTAGCGGGATTTTTGCCCGCCACCGACCGGGAATTTTCGGGGGCGTTTGGGGGTAGGAATCGATTCTAAGGCCGCTCACGCGCCTTGTGAGCGATTCTTGGGCGAGTTAGTGGTATGGGCCGGATTCCAGCGACGAATGGCTCACAACGCCGCTCAGCGCCTCGGGCTACTAATAAAGGATGTTTATATGGCCTTATATTGAGCAGTGAGTGTTAATACACCTATAACGGACCTTATATTGAGCGGTGGCTGTTAATATGTGGTTATATCGCATGGGTGTGACCATATGCCCTTATATTGAGCGGTGGCTGTTAATATGTGGTTATATCACATGGGTGAGAGATGCTATCGGTACGCGTTAGTCTCGAATTTTGCGAGTCTCGAATTTTGCGAGTCTCGAATTTTGCGAGTCGCGAATTTTGGCAGTCTCGAATTCTGGCAGTCTCGAATTTTGCGAGTCGGAAGGTTCATATAGGTGTGTACACGGTACGGCATATCGAGCATCATAGTATATTAACCCATCGATTGTCTTCGAATTGAAAATATTATATACGTAAATCGTAGCGCTTCGACACACATTTCTCGCAACTATCACGCGAACTGTGCCACCGGCACGAAATCCTGCGTTAACACGTTAGCCTCTCGCGAGGCTTGAGGAATACAAAATATTACTGGATCGATAATACCAGCGATTTGATAAACGTTTGTGTGGCTGCCTCGTCGCATAGGAAAGCGCTGCTCGTTCAAGTGCGGAAAGGCGACGATTGAACGAGTGCCATAACATCGGAAGATATGGAGGAGTTACGGCACACCTATTGTAGGGTACACCCGTGCCCCCTACCCGTAGGGTACACC